ATGGCCACAAAATATCAAACAGAACTGGCACTGAAGGCTTTACTCATTGAGTTGAACCACTCTGGTCAAGACTTATATAAGCTCATTGACGATGCTATTTTGCGTATGCAACAGGAAAAAATCTTTGTGAAAGAGGATTCATACAGGGAGCGAGGTGGAGCGGAAGATGTACTCTTTATTAACGTAGAGGCAATCGCGGGGAAGCGGCCTGATATAGCTCCAGGAAACATTGAGAATTTCTAACCAGCGACTAAAACCCATCTGCTTCTAAGCAAATGGGTTTTTGATAGTAGATGCGCTAGGCAATCCCTTGGCTACGTCCCTCACTCCAAAAATGTTTGCTCATTATCGGGATAAGCGTTTAACCGGAGAAATTTACTTCAGCGAAAAATGGAAAAACGGTGCCAGTCCTGTAACCGTTAATTTGGAGCAAAACTATTTAAGCGGTGCTTTTAGTGAGCTGATACGTTTGGGGGAATGGTTGCAACCTAACCCTCTTGAGAACATGCGTAAGTTCACCATAGCCGAAAAAGAAATGGCGTGGCTAACCCACGAGCAGATCGCAGAATTGCTTTATGATTGCCAACACCAGAACGAATTGTTAACGCTGGTAGTCAAGATTTGTTTAAGCACCGGCGCCCGATGGCGAGAAGCTGTAAACCTAACCAGATCGCAGGTGACTAAGTACCGCATTACTTTCACCAGGACTAAGGGTAAAAAAAAATAGAAGTATCCCTATCAGCAAAGAACTGTATGAAGAGATCACAGCGCTAAAAGGATTCAAATTCTTTGACGATTACTACTTTCAGTTTGCTTCGGTGATGGATAAAACATCCATCATTCTGCCTCGTGGACAGCTAACACATGTCCTGCGCCATACTTTCGCCGCTCACTTTATGATGTCCGGTGGCAACATACTGGCGCTTCAAAAAATACTGTGGCACCATGATATAAAGATGACAATGCGTTACGCCCACCTAGCCCCAGATCACCTTGAAACCGCGCTGAGGTTCAACACGCTGGCAACAATGCAAGCGGCATAACGACCAAATATTAAAGGCCGCTGGAGGTGAACCCAGCGGCCTTACTTACGTTTCCACGCTCACTTAGAACCAGATCGCGCGAATCAGCTCAAGAAGGGCAGTTAGCGCCTTCAGAGCAATGATTGCAATATCTAAAATTGCTTTCATCCGTTTGCTCCCAGAATAGGGAGCGCGTTTAGATGATTATACTCCTTACGTTGCCTGGATAATCACCCTCACTTCAAGTGTTAGTGGAAGTGTGACGCGCTCAAACCAAAAGTCTGACCCGACACCACTCGTAATCAGCCAGGGCTTATAAACATTTCCGCAAGCCATGCAGAAAATTCGAATTCCTTTTCGAGTAGTAAGTACTTTGGCTTAGCATATGCGTCACGTCACTAACGCCTTGGATTATAAGGTTATGAGCGATTGTTTCAACGAATAAGTAGTATTCAGACGTAAAAAAGCCCAACTGGTGAGGTTGGGCTTTTTTACAATCCTACTAGATTGGTAGTCTAGCGGGAAACGTCACACTTCCACTAACTGCCTATAGTTTACTTACAAAACCGCTATACCACAACTCACATGTTATGTTCTAGCGATTCAGAATTTATAACCTAATGGCGACAAAATGGCGGCAGGCGTTACCACTCGTCACCCTTAGACGCCCCTAACCACCTTTGTAAGTTATTGAATATTAGGTAAGTGTTTGTTTTTCAAAACCCATTTACATAAATGGTTTTTTTGTTGCCTAAAGACAAAAACAATTTAATTCAATATGTTAGGGCACAACCTTCATCGGAGTGGCGACGAAATAGCCACAGAGGTAGTGCCTAATCTTAGTAATTACAAGTCTTCCTCGTCAGGCCTATATTCTAATTCAAGCTCTCCGAAATCCATCGACGTTGGGCGCTCGATCACTTCCACATCGTCAACGGTCAAATCATCTATAGAACCCGATAAGTCTCCGGAGATTGTGATAAGTATTCTGGATGTATACGTTTCCTCAGCTCGCTTAGTAATTGACCCCATGTACACGTGGTCTTTGTCACATGAATCGTAAACCGATAGGGAGAAATCCCCTTCTGCGTAAAGTGAAATTTCAGCGAATGCTTCTAAAACAACCCAGTTTTCATCCTTATCAATAACAGTGAATTGATTATCTGAAAACTCAAAATCTTCAAACCCACCTGAGCATCCATCAGCCTCCCAATATAAATATGAATCTGCCTCTTGTTCTGGTGCAAACCCTTCAAAAGTTGACTCAAGGTGTACAGCAACATCATGCAAGAATTTACCGGCTTGTCCTTCATCAAGTGCTTTTTGTAAGTTATCAATTAGCTCATAAGGTGCGGTTTCTTCATTGAAGTGTGCTAAAGCGCTTGATAAGTCTGGTTCATAGTGCAGATTCTCAGCATCAACACAAAATCTCTGCCAATCATCATCTCTTGCTACAGCAAGAACATTTTCACCATTCTCTTCAGCCCAAGCTTGGACAGCCATTAATGCTATGGCATCGGGAAACTCATTTTTTTTCTTACCTGTATCCGCAAAAGGAGCTTCTGAAGAGAAATATCGCTCAAGGAGCTCAGGTACCGAAACATAATCCCCAGTGGTTAGAACCTCCGCATCTGTGACAGCAACAAATCTGTCTAATCTGCTCTTTCCTAATCCTTCAACTTCTCTGCTTTCAATCAATGTTTTTTTTGCATCATTTAGTTCACTTCCATCAAAAAAAAGGTGGTCGCCAGCTTCTTCGAAAGCTTTCTCAAGTGAGCCACGTGAAGTCTTGATTTTTCTTTCTAGATGATTTTTAACTTCATTGTATATTACATCCGGTATCAAAAACGTCGTCGAAGTTCTGCTGAACTGGGAAAGCTTACCCAGCAGTCCTTTCTCAAGCTTTAATCCGTACTGATCGTAGATACTCGTATCTAGCAAGATCGCGGTGAATTTTTCAGTCATATCGAATGCCTTAATATAAGCTCAGCCAAGTAAACGCAATAAAATCCTCGGAATAATATCCACAGCTAAAAAGCAACTACTAATGTGGCAAAAGTTTTCTCAAGTTCCAAGATTAAAAGTAGATTTTGATGCAATTGTGAGATCGCTGGTTTACACGACACGCGGCAGCTTTTTCAGTTTACTATTAACCTTCTAATTGTCCCTACGCCTTGCTAACTCTGGCTTCAACTTTTCCGCAGCGAATACAGCCACAAAACCAAAACGATCCTCCGAACTCACACAAAAAAAAACATTTTCCTTATTTATCTGTTAGTTATGTTTTCTCTTAATCCTCCACAGATCCGTGAAAGTGAAAAACACTGAAATTACTTTCAATCTTTTCAGTTCTGGTTTTCCGCAAAGCCGCCAGTAATGGCGCTATCTGGCGGTCTGGTTTGTAGAAAAAGAAAACTGAAAAATTTTATCGATCCAAAAACCGCAGGCGGGTGCGGTGTAGCGCCGTTTTTGTCTGCGAAAGATTTATTTTGTCAGCGTGTGGCGTCGTCAGCGTAACGTGACAACACAGATCCTTTTGCGGTGTTGCGCGGTAGTTGTCAGATAAAAGAAGCGCTTAGAATGCGTCTGGTGAGGTCTGGGAATGGGTACAAAAAAGCCCGCATTATGCGCGGGCTGATGGGATGTTCAGGCGATGATGTTCTGGTACTTGCTCCGGGTCTGTCCGGCCTTCGCTGCCGTCTGGTTAAATGCGCCCGCGTTCGTCGGCGTACCGACACTGGGGTGCGAATGGCTCGCGCACTGCTGCGCCAGCTCTGCCAGTAAATCAATGGTGTCCAGCATCATGGTTAGCGTATTTACGCCCTCGCTACCGATATGCACGGTTGGCCCCATAATCTGCTGACCGCCCGCTGCCACGGATTTACGTAATGCGGCAATCTTTTCTGTCAGGGTTCCCCCCACATCAACATTCATGGCGCCGGCCACTTTCGTGGACTGCTGCCCGGCGATTTCGGTTTCTTCATTTCCTGTAATACTGGCCAGCCGGTTTCCTTTTACCGCCTGGCTGAAGTCGCCAGCACTGACCTGCTGTATGGCTCCGGCCATCAGCGTGGCGGTGCCCAGTACTGTGATTTTATCCGTGGCTTTCACCGTGGTTTCACGGCTGACCAGTTCGCGCCGTTCCGTGTCGGCTCTCACCGTCCGCGTCATTGATGTTTCACTGATGGTCTGATCCGTCTGGCGTACCCAGTCTCCTGCCTGTGTCACGCGTTGCGATACTTCCGCGCGCTGCTGTTGCAGCTGTTCGCCGGGCTTAATGTCCGGCAGACTGGTGCCATCCGGCAGCGTCTGCCTGATAAAGGGCTTGTCCGGTCTGCCGCCCGTAAACGCTACTTCTACCAGCGTTCCTTCCGGTGGAAACTGGAACATTCCCGAATCGTTACCGGCCATTGGCACCGGCAGCGGTACGGCGGAATATACCGGCGTCTGGTTGTCCGGGTTGCCGTCCGCGTCAAGCAGCTGCACGTCAACAGCGTACCGTGGCCGGAACGGGTCGGCAAAATTACCGCTTTTTACGGCCTCGCTGGGTGCCACCACCCTGGCCAGTTTGGGCAGGTGAAGACCTGAAGCCAGTTCCGGGTAATGGCTTTCTATCTGACGCTGCGCCGGTGTTTTCTGTAATGGCTGACCTGTGGCGCGGTTCCGTGGTGTCCACGTGATGGTCATTGTGTCATTCGTCAGATGAACTTTGGTCACGCGTTCCCCGTTCACGTCCACGCCCGGACGAAGACTCTGGATCACCGGCAATGTCATGGAATTACCGCCCGCCGTTCCCTGGCTGAACTCTGCCGGGATTTCTACCGGACGTCCGGCAAACAGCGCCTTTTCTGCGCCGCCGACATACAGCGAACCATCCGGCAATGGATACCAGATGTAATCCGTGATACTGAATGCCCTGCCCAGATTATTCAGCAGCTGGTATCCCGTCCCGTTATGGGTGAAATGGGGGATCGGTTTATCACTGTACGGCACATCCGGTACCGCAATGCTGATCCCGCTGTTTTCCTCCAGCCATCCGGCCACATCGCGCAGTGTGGGATGCTGGAATGAGCATGGCCACATCCGCTCAAATACGCCAGCCAGCTCGCGGACGAACAGACGCTGATAACCGTTTTCGGCAGGCTGTGAGCGCTCCACATAGCCGGTAAACCAGCGCAGAAGTAAACCGGAATACCCCACATCCAGCCGTACCAGTTTCCCGGTGTAGTCTGTGGTCGTCTGTGCCGTAATAAAGCCACGTCCACAGCTGTTCAGCTCCAGCACCAGACTGGCGTCAGCCAGGTGTATTTCATCCGTTGAAAGGTAAAGGCGTTTTACTGGTTTCATCATTAACCTAAAGCATCATTGACGGGCTTCAGCACCCTGCGTTCAAACCACGTCAGTTTTTCTTCATCCTCTCCGGCACTCTGGCCACCGGATTGTCCCGTACTGCTGGCCGTCTGTTTTTTTGCCGTTGTTTTACCGGTTGCCCTGGCTTCCCGCTTCTCCTGTACGCTGACATGTTCCGCCAGGGTGAACGTGACCAGCCAGGCCATTTTCCCGTCCTGCGGCGGTGCATCCAGCATTCCGCTGAAGGTGGCCTCACGAAAATTCACCGCTCTGGCCACCTCATGCGCAACGCGGTATTTCATGCGTTTCCCGTCTGCATCGGTGGCGCTGGCCAGTTCAAAAATACGCTTCAGGATCTCCGGGTTTTTAAAGGGTATTTCGCCGCTGATACGCAGCTCTTTGCCCTTTGCCCCCTGCTCCGATTTGGTGGTCGCGCTGGTCTGACCGGACTGGTCTTTATCCTGAAACTGCTGGGAAACGGTCACGCGCATGTTTTTCAGCAGTATGGCCTCACCATTAAGCGCCAGTGTCGGGATCGACGTCATGAATCATGCCCCTTATTCCATCAAGATTTTTTCCGGCCAGCATGATTGCCGCAGTATAAACGGCTGAAGGCTGCGGAATGTCCTTTACCAGCGCCAGAAGGGTGGCGGCGGTGTCGCCACTGGCCGTAAATACCCATGCCCTGGCGCTTTTCCGCTGCAAATCAGCAAGGCCGCTGGCCACCTCGTTAATCAGGCTGTCACGCAGTTGCGTAAACTCCCCCAGCTGTTTTTTCAGGCCGTCCAGGCTGAATCCGGCGCCAGCCGCTTTCTGCGCCTCACTGACAGCGGCAGCGGATAACGCTGCCCTGCTGGTCGGAACGGACAGCGGAATGGCAACCGGCAGTCCTGCCCCGGCTTTCGCGGGGATCTGCATTTTCTCAGTAGCCAGTGTCGCCGCAGACTCAGCCAGACGTCTGACCTGGGTGAATGCGGGCGCGGGGAAAACATCCACCAGGCTGTTAAGCCCCTTCATGAAGTTTTCATGGGTCTGTCCCGTTACCATCATGATCACCACATCGGTATTGCCTCCCGTTCCGGCCAGCCTTTCCGCCAGATAATGGATTGCGTTGACCGGACTCAGGTATGCCCCGTTATCTGTCTGTTGCCCCAGACCGTGAATCCACGGATGCGCCGGAACGACGGAACAATCCAGCGCAGCCAGTGAATCCGTAAAAGCCAGACGCGCTTCACGCCACATCCGGCACCTCCGGCCAGTCAGGGGAAGCTGTATCCACACGGTTTACCATTACGCTGTAGAGTTCCCAGGCGTCCAGCCGTTTAATCTCCTCATCTGTGGCAATTTTTAGTTTTACTGCCCGCGCCAGTGGTGCAATGGCTGATTCAGCCTCAGCAAGGCGGCGAACTTTTTCATCCTCCGCCTTTTTACGCAGCTCTTCCGGCGAATAAACCCGTTGAACGACTTTACCGCCTTTAAACTGCCAGCCGCCTGAAATATCAGCGCGACGGTTTTCATCCGTATCAGGCAACTCTGCAACGCTCTGGCCCGCAGGCCACAAACCGGAAATATCGCGCGTGATACACGTAATGACGTCATTATCGTCGTAGGTAATTTTCAGCGTGTCTTCTGAAAATAATTTCTGGCACTTATACCAGTCCTGACCATCCTCTGATTTAAGATGCGCCACACCGGGGAATAGTGCCTCCTCTGGTTCCGGTGTATAAGGGATGAATTTTTTAATATTTAAAAACTGTTCGTTCTTTTTATTTTTTGCCACTTTCATCATTATTCCTTCTTATACACTTGGGGCTGTTACCCACGTATCACCAATCAGATACTGAATGGGACGGTAATAAACCTTGTCATCATCACCTTCCATTTCCCAGCTACCGTCAGTATGGAACCCCGTCACCACCTGTCCGCCGCCAAGCTGAAAATCACGCCACAGACCGCCAGAAAGCGCCACGGGGCCAAGTCTGACCGCTTTTACTACATTGTTGTGAATCCAGGTACTTAACCAGCCATTTCCCCACAACGAACCAAAGATGTCGCCGTTATTCTGATAGATAGCCCCGCCTGCACGAAGCGTGTTAGCGGTGATATCTCCATTGACCGTAAAGACAATCGAACCGTCAGGATTTCGCTGGCTGTACAGATGCCATCCCTGATCGTCGTCCAGTTCAATAACTGTTGGCCTGTTTGCGTCGCCCCATAAATTAAACGTGGCTGTCATTGTCGAATTATTATTGCTCGTCAGTGACAGTTTTTTTGCGTTGCCTGCGCGTACGGCACCATTAGTGAGAACATCTACTGACATGTGCAGCCCGGAATTGTCGATATAACCAACCAGAGCATTATTGGCATAAATCCCCAGAACGCCGTCACTGTGCCACTTAAACCCTGTATCGTTATCGCCGAATACAATCGAATTACCACCAAGCGCATTATCAGCACCAATTCCTAAAGACCCATTAATCCGCCCCCCGGTAATCGGCAATGCACCCACATCACCGGCTGAAGGTTTATTTGCGGTGTTGTAGTCAATAACCCACGGGCGGCTGGTATTCGGTACCGTTCCCCAGTCCTGGCGCTTTGCGTTCGCGCCCATATGCGCGTAATAGTGCTGAAACCAGACTTCCCCGATTTTCTCAACAAACATATATCCGTAGCTGTACAGCTTGCTGCCATCCGGATAGGCCGGAAAATCAGCGACCGTATCAGAATTCGACACCGCCACCCGCCACCATCCTGGAGTATTAGCTGATGCCATCGTGCCGTTATCGGTAATCTGTCCAATGGCATCGGCGGAAATAGCCTTCACATCTGACGCCCACAGGGTGATATCCCCGGATAATGGATGCCCATTGACCTTACGGTCTGACGGGACACGCCCGTTCGCATTATCCATAGCCGCTTTAACCGCTTTCGGCGTTGCGGCCAGCATCTCCGACTCACTGTTCGTATCACTGCTTAACTGCACAAACCCTTTTTCGCGGGTTGTGGCGTCCGGATGGTTACGGGATTGTTCATGTTTTCTCAGCGCATCGCTGGCCTGCTGCTCATTCAGCGTCCCTTTCGGGCGTAAATCCGTAATATTGCCGTTTTCATCAATACCCGCCACCGCAAACACATAATGCTGTACGCCGTTCTGCACATAATCCGCCAGGTTGTCAGCAACCGTAATACGGGACTGCACACCCCACACGCTGGTAAGCGTTCCTGTCCAGCATACATCCAGCCAGACTTTGACCGGCCTGGTTGTCACGGTAATATTCAGGTTTTCTGCAAGCGTTGTGCGCAGCCCTGCCACATAGCCGGTACCTTTGGTCACATAAAACTGATTCCCGCTTTTCCCGACCAGATAGCCGTCACCAAAAAACGCCGCCGCCCCGAAGATGTCGATATTTTCCAGGCGCTGGCGCTCGTCCATTCCGGCCATACGTGCGGTAAAGTCAATCTGCCAGGTCTCAGCAGGCGTATTAATTCCGGTTTCAGCCTGTGCGCCGTTATATTCCATCAGAAACGAGCGCGTAAGCACGTTCCCCTGTTGCCCTTCAGCTGTTTTAAGTTTTTGCTGTAATGGCGCATGAACAATCATTGCCAGCGTACCGCTGGCTTTATTCAGCAATCCAATCCAGTTAAAGGAAAAATCCCCCACGTCCGCCCCCAGTACGACGGAATGCACCACGGCGTTGTCATTCACCACACCCTTACGGCTGACGGCCTGCCGGTGAACAATCTGTTCAGCCGGTGGCAGGGTTTCATTGCGGTCAACCGGCTGATCCGGATCAAGTCCCGGTACGTTAGCGAACACAAATTCATCCAGCAGGACAGGCTCCCCCGTGGCACCCTGTTGCGCTTTCCACTGTTCAAATGCCAGTGTAATTGTTGTCTGTGACATATAATCCCCTTATAACCCTGCGCTGTACGTCGCGTTGCTGGTTTCCGTACCGCTCAGTGCTGCCGGATAAACCACATATTCCCCCTGATCCCATCCCGCCCGGATAGTCAGCCGTTCGGACGTGATCACTTCAAACTGGTAACGGCGGCATGTCCGCCCGTACTGCCGGATAATCTGGATCATCAACTGCGTGTTAGTCGCAATCTGGCTGTCCGTGACGCGAACCTGAATCACATCCCAGTCAATGCCCGGCTGGCGCTCCATCAGTTCAACGTACCCGATCCCCAGCCGCTCAAAGATACTGATAAATCCCTCAACAGAACCGGCGTCACGCGCATTCACGAAGGCATACGCCACACGCCTGCGGAACAGTTCCAGCGGCTCCCCGTCAAAGCGGGAAATGTCCCGGTCATACGCCAGCAGGTTAAGTAATGCCGGTGTACAGGTCAGCGGATCAAACTGGTTCAGTGGCCACGTCACCCAGCCGTACACCTCCGCCCAGAATCGCCGCGCCGTTTGCAGCAGTTTTCGCGGCTCGCCCCTGTCCATCCAGGAGGGAAGTACCATTCCGGCCAGTTTTTTCATGAACTCATTCATTCTCAATACTCACCACAAGCGATTTCAGGCGCGGCACATTCAGCTCACTGGCAATGTCATCCAGCGAAAAATTCAGCGATTCCGTTACCGGAAAGTTTTTATGGATTTCGCGCCCCAGCTGCGAGAAGGAGAACCGTGAATACGGCCACGTCCTTCTGACGTCATAGTCCGTATTTTCCCGGAAGGCGCACCGGATCAGATTTTCAATACCGTCCTTCAGGCGCTTCTGTTCATCATCACTGATGTTGTTCAGGTTCCTGACCCAGACAGTGACCGCCAGATCGTGCAGGGTTTCCGGCATGGCATAACACTGCATATCGTCCCCGTGGCCGTGATGCCCCTGCGTGTTGATATAGTCATTCACGGCATCCACAAACGGCGCAGAAGCCACGCCGCTGTCCAGCAATAAATAGGCGTTGGCTGTCCCCGGCCCCCTCGGTGCTTCGTGCTCAAAGAAAATCCGGTCAATGCTCAGTCCGGCAACACCGGCTATCATCGACCGGTACACCGCGTCCGTGTGGTAGTTGCCCACCAGGTTAAACTGGTTACGGCAACGCTCACGCAGCTCATCATCGCTTTCCTCATCCGCGCCCGGTACGGTCAGCCAGTTCTCTTCACTGGCCACATGGCTGATGCCGTCCACGGCCACCGGCAGAATGCGGTAATATCCCGGCGCAAGGTTATATGCGCCGCCCGTTCCCGTTGCCTTTACCGGCAGCAGTGCGCTGGCGGTACCGGAGGCGATCACCACATCTTCCGTGATGGCCAGTTCATACACCCTGCCGTTAATACGTTCTGTCTGTATCACCGTTCCGGCCTTCACCGTCACCACGGCGCTGGCGTCTTCCTTGTAAAAACGGATAACGCCCTGTGCAGCGCTGGCGGGCTTCGGCGTGATATTCACCGCCCATGCCAGCAGCCGTAACATGCTTCCACTGGCCGTGGCCACAAACATATTTGCCAGTACGGTGGAGATCAGAACCTCCTTCAGCCACATCACCGGCGCGGTTACAATGGCCGTGACCAGTCGCCAGAACGGAGACATACGGGAGGTATTCGTGATAATTCCCTCCTCCGTCGCAATGGCATTAAAGCGATCGCGAATCTCTTCTTCCGTCACCGGCATACCGCTGGCTTTCACCACCTCTTCAAAGTCAACCTGTGGCTTTTCCGTCATAAATCCACCTGTACCGATATTCCGCCAAAGTCATAAGTACTGGCCGTGATCCACAACCGTGTCCGGCTTTCTTCACCGATTTCCACCGTCCCCGGAACGATGCGCTCATCATCTTCAATCAGTAATTCCATGCGGGTAAAAATATCTGCCCGCATGGTCGGGCTTCTCTCGGCAATTAATTCCGTTGCCAGACCGCTTTCAATAATGGAATGAATAATGTCCTGCCCGATACTTTTACGGTTATTACATAATTCAGGTTCATTACCGGTATTCAGGACAAAGTCATTCCCCTGAATTAATAAATCAACATACAGGATTTCATTCATACGCCCAGCTCCTGAAACTCCATTAACTGCCCCGGCGTTATCATTTCTTTTGGATAGATATTGACAGTATTAATTTTCCGGCTGTTATCCGTCACAGACCTTGAGTTATTACTGACAGATTTACTGATACCACCTTTATCAATTCCTTTTAGCTCACCACCTGTAGATAAATTATTTACTGTTAATGGTGGCGAAGAGGTTTCATTAGCCATTGAGATATCAACGCCGGGTATTTTATTCAGCTTCTCAACAATCCAGTTCCACGATTTCAGAAAACCACCTTTAACGGACTGCCAGACATTATCAAACATGGATACAATACCCGACGCCAGTCCACTTAATGCCTGTGAGGGTGAAAACCCTGTTAATAGCGCAATAAAACTGTTCCAGCCTTCACTGATAAATTGCCACGCTGTGGAAAACACCCCGGCCAGCCACGCCACCACCCTGGCACACGCCTGAAACGCGGATGTTTCCATAACAGCTGCTTTCACCGTATCCCAGTGTTTAATCAGCAACCAGCAACCCGCCGCAAGCAATGCTATCGCCCCGATCACAAGCAAGACCGGCCAGCTCATAAAATTAATGGCAGTGCCTGTCATAATAGCTTGCATACGGAGTGCAAGAAGAATGCCTCGCAATGATTTCATGACATTAGCCCACGCCAGCTTTGCTTTTGTGTTAAGCCACGTCCAGGCCGTATCGATTTTGGTAACCGCTGTGAGTAACTTCCATACCCCCTTCCAACCCATCATGATGAACTTTGAAACTCCCATGACGATATTGGCAACCGCACCCACTGCCGCAAACCCCAGCAAAGCCATAGCGGCATAGCCAATAACACGGGCAATGTTGGGAAATAGCTGCATCCATCTGGCAAATGTCTGTCCCATATCCGCCAGACGATTCAGCACCGGATACAATACCGGGATTAGTGTCAGCCCTATTACGGTCTGAATGGCTTTCAGGATTTGTACAAACCGATCCCACGGTTTCACCAGTTTACTGGCCATCTCCTGCGTACGTTTCAGACCGTCAGATCCGCCCAGTTCGGTGATGTTCCTCTGGAGAAGCGCCACATTACCGTAAAGGTGTTTGACCACAGCCGAACTGTCACCGAATGCCGCATCCAGTTCCGCCTGGGCTTTCAGATTCCCTTCCAGGCTCTTGCCGTATTTGCCCTGCAATTTAATCAGCATCTCAGGCATGGACAGCATTTTTCCGGTGGCGTCAGTAAAGGACAGACCCAGTTTTTTTGCCCCTTCAACTGCCCCCGTCATAAAGCCCTCATAGGCGCTGCTGGCTTCCGTTCCCAGCGTGCGGTTCAATTGCCCCAGTACCGCCAGCTGTTCATCCAGTCCGACACCGTAGTTAGTCCCCACGCCGCGTGCACCTTCCATCAAATCCTTAATCGTCGCCATTTCAGTACCGAACGTTTTACGCATATACACCATTTTTCCGGCCAGCTGTTCAGCGAACTGAACCTTGCCCAGACGCTCCGCATCGGCGGAAAAATTACCAAACATCTGCCCCATAAATTCCGCCGTTTCTGCGGCGGTGGATTTCAGTGCAAACGCCAGGGTATTAGCAACTTTTGTCACTTTCGGCAGTTCATTACCGGTCAGCCCGGCAATGGCGGAATTAATACTTTCAGTGGACTGAACAAATTCCACCGCACTGGCGCCATAAGTTGTACTGAAGCGCAGGGCATCCCGCTGTACGGCTTTTAATGCCTGATCATCAATCCCTTTTGATGCTGCATCATTCAGCGCATCATACATTTCAATTGCCGGTGATAACGCACCCCGTATGGCCATTCCTGTACCCGCTAAAGCCAGCACACCACCGCCAATCTGCATAAAGGCCGCTTTTGATTTTTCCGCAAAGCCGGTGACGCTGCTCTGTGCCTGTTTTAACGGGCGGGACAGCTTATCAATCAGGCTTAATGTAAAATCTAACTGTTTCATTCTGTGCCTTTAAATGCTTTAGCCACACCATTGGCTACAGCAATTCCTGTATATTCCCAGTGACGATTATCCAGCCAGATAGCGGCGGCAATATCGTCAACGGAATCCTGACCATGTGGTAAATAATGACGGCGAAGTATTAAATATTGTTCGAGTCCGTTCTGTTCAATTGCCCGGACTCGCTTTGTCAGTTTTTTACTTCAATTTCCAGTTCAGGGGCGTAAATATCATTAACCTTACTGACAAGCTGAAGCGCAGCGCCCGGACGTTTTAATATTTCAGCTAAAGCTTCCTTGCTTTCCGTTGCAACAATACGCGTCAGGTAGTTATGTGCAGGTGCCACTTTATTGTCCATTGCCATTTCATTAATAAACTTATTATAGGCGGTCTGATTTGGTTCAAAAATAATATCAGTCCCACAGACACACAGTTTAATTTTTTCCATATAAAAGACTCTCTCTACGATTAATTTCATCTATTAACTGATTATGGCGTGCTGCGCACTGACCATAAATTTCAAGATACGCATTCAACAGTTCCGCAGCATCTTTACCCGTAGTCCCTTTCAGGCGCGGCAGCTGCGTGACGCATTTAGTTTTCAGGTTTTCCTGATAACGCACGTTCGGTACTGGCGGCGGCGTCGTTGTACATGCGGACAAAGTCGTCAGACAGGCACACGTTAGTAAACACCGGCTTAACCACCTCCGTACGAATTTCACGCGGCGGTGCATTTTTCAAAGCCTCCAGTTGTTCTTCCAGTTTTCGCCCGGATTCACTGGCCATGCTCGCCAGCGTTTCCCCGGTAGCGCTGGCTGACCGGCTGATGGCCAGATCGATACTGTCACGCTGCCAGTTAGCCGCCTTCCAGCCTGCCCAGAAGGCCAGAACAACCGTTATAAGCCAGCCCGCCACCACACGATCCATCAGCGAACCCCATCATGTTCCAGACTGAAATGATTACCATCCGGCCTGGATTTGAAGCGCCCGCCCCAGCTGCCGCCCAGTGACTCCCAGTATTCGCCCAGCGGCAGGTAATCCTCTGTGCGGGTCTGGTACTGGCCGTTAACAAACAGGTTAAAATCCACTGCCAGACGCCGTGTATGCAGACTGTTGGTAATACCGCTGCCCTTTTTCGCGTTCAGCGCCGCCTGTTCCGGCGTGCGGTACGCCTCCCCGAACGTCAGCCGGTAGCCGTGTTCTTCTGCCCAGTGGATCAGATTTGCCACCATAACGGTAAACAGCTGCTGTTTTTCACTCAGTGTCATTTGTCAGCCCCCTTCCCCAGAAAACCGATCCCTTTCTTACGTAGCCAGGCTTCAACACCATTAAGGCCAAGAATCCCCAACGCTGAACCAATGCCGGCAAGCGCAAGCGGATGGATATCCGGTACGAAGTAAAGCGCCACCCCTGCCGCTACTGATAACGCGCTGCCCACAATGACACGCCCCAGAACCAGACGTGCCGTGATCGGCTCGTCACTGTTCAGCATCTTGCCCAGGGCAATCAGCGCCCCCATAATTGCCAGCGCAATAAACCCTTTTTCGTAGTCCTGCATCCCTTTTCCTTACCCGATCAGATTTTCCGTAGCTTCCGCTTCCAGATACGGAACCCCGTTGATGTTGACGAACTTCGGACTGGTCACGAAGTATTTAATTTTGTGCGTGGATACGCTGCCGCCTTTTGGATCAATATCCAGCAGATTGCTTAACTGCAATTTATTGCCGAACGTCTCGACCTTCACTTCTTCACTGCCTGCTTTGGCGTAGAAAAGAAAATCCAGCGGTTCAATACCTCGCCACGAACCTGCGGCGCGGGCTTTGGCTGTCAGTACCTGAAGCACTTTAGAACTGACTTCAATTTCTCCCTCTGCGGCCACATCACCATCAACATGGCCGTCCGGCACACCACGGGTCTGGGCGGCGGCGCTGTTATCCGTGATATCCAGCGAAATTTTTTCTATATGGATCAGTTCACCATCGATGTAGGCATCAAATGACATGCCTGAAATACGTTTGGTCATGCTGCGGCCTCCAGACTGGCATCCAGTAACAGGCTGATAGTGATTTGCAGCGGCACTTCATACGTGCGTACCACAATGTAAATATCCACCGCCTTCTTGCTCTTCCAGACAATAGAGACATCTCCATCCTGCGGCGGCTTCACCTCTCCCGGAAACGACACACCGTTAATGTTGGCCGCCGTGGACATTTCGCGCAGTGGGCGGGCAAACAACGTCTGGTGTGCCGCGATGCTGCCCGGCGTACTGTTCAGCGAACGATCGGCAATTTTACCGATAGCCAGCAGGCGGACACGACGGGCGGCCTTGTCCACAATACGCAGCGTCTCAATGGACTGATAATCACCCCCTTCCACATCCAGCGTACGTCCGTCAGCCCAGTAAAAGCCGTCATAATCCGGATACCACATCGGCACGCTGTAGCGCTGCGCTTCCAGCGCTTTAAGGGTGGCCAGCTCCAGTGTTTTCCCGGTGCCATCTTCCGGCAGTTCATCGCTGCCCAGATTAAGCAACGCCCCGGTTTTCACCCTCGCCGGACTGTCAGCAACCGTCACCGCCCGGTTACACAGGCGACCGGCCAGCACGCCCGGTTCATTCCCCCACAGACGCGGAACCAGCTGAACCGCTTTCTCTGCAATACCCTGCTGAAGGGTGGACAGACGTTTCAGGTAATCCGCCTGGGCTTCATCCTCCTGCATTCCCTGAACCGCCAGGATGAACCACACCCAGCGCCCGTATTGCGCAATCAGTTCAGATCTCAGCGTTGCCGCCTGGTTAATCTGTTCTTTTGCCGCCACATCATCCGACAGCACCACGCCTTCCACCGAGCAGGAAACCTGTGCAGCTTTGACGGCATCCACCCACGCGCCCGGCTCACTGTCTGCGGCCAGTACATGAACAAATCCCCACCAGTTCTGGCCGGCGTTCGCCATTGCCGCCAGTACATCGCTTTTTAACGGGCTGTTCCCCTCGCCCAGTAGTGCGTTAAAGTCACTCTGTGCATTAACAGCCAGCGTTTTACCCACATTTTTGGTACCCGTACCGATAAACAGCAACGTGCGCTCCACCTCGTTGGTTTCACCCAGTAACTGGTTTACCTGGTTAACGGTCACGGTTGGCCAGGTCATGTTTTCCCCTTAATATCCTGCGCCTTTACATTCCAGCCAAAGCCTATAGCCTGAAGCTGACGCGCCAGCGCTTTATCAAATTCATCGTCATTCATGCCCAGAAATACGCGGGCAGGAAGATCCACTGTCCAGCTGGTTTTCACTGCTTTACCACTCAGCTTTCGAATCAGTAATCCGGCCTGGCTGTATGGCATCGTCCGCGTGATATCGCCCAGCGTGGGCTTTTTCCAGCGTTTTCCGGTTCTCACCCGATACCCCAGCGCACGCAGTTTTTTAGCCTGGGCAGGTGTCGCCATTTTTCCGGCGTCCGCCTTACGTGGCTGACTGCTGCGGCTGACCTTTACCCGCATTCCGTTTTGTTGCGCATAACCTACGGTTCCTGCCGGAACCGGCGTTTCCCCGTTCCGGTACCCGCCGCCCTGCAAATAGATCCGTACGGCCTGAATCTCAGGCATTTCGCGGATATGAAGCAGCTTTGGCAGGTTACGCAGCATCTTCCCTTTGCGTTTTGTCTTACGTCCCGGCCATTTCTGGCCGTCCGGGGATTCCTGGTTACGAACATGTCTTTTTGCAGCAGCAATCACGCCATATTTCGCCAGACGCCAGATCAGCCGCTGGCGCTTCTGCGGTGGCAACTCCATACTGGCCAGTGCCTTACGTAATTCAGTCAGCTGTTTTTTATTCAGCTCGCCACCGGCTATCATATTTCCCCGCTCACCGGCGCCCCGGTTTCATCCACACTGAAAATGCTGGCAGTTAACGCCGTCCAGATTTCAGGATCTGCCAGTGACCAGCGTTCACCACGCCACGGAATAGCCCCGTTTTCGTCCTGCCTGATCACCAGTTCTTCCACCATCGGAACGGTCAGCACCACAGTGGCGGTTTCCTCATCTTCCACCGACACATCCCAGTCAGGTTCGGCTTCACTCAGCCCGACTTCATCCAGCAGGTCTCTGTCTGCATCATCCAGCCACGCCGCCAGTAAGGACATAAGTAACTGCGGCGGACACAGGCGATAGGGAAAACGCGCCCAGCTCAGAACTGCGTCATACCGAATAACCGCCTGACGATATTGCCCCAGCCCGTAATCCTTCGCGGCGGGGATGAACTTCATTTCATCCAGTACGCTGTCAAATGACTGCATCGCCCGCGGCGGAACGTTCTCCTGAAAAAAAGCGGTCAGGCTTTGGATCTGCGTCTGGCTCATACTTTTTTCACCGTTGCCCGTTTAAGCCCCTTCATGCGACGGATCACCACGGACGCCTCAGCCAGTAACCCGGCCCGTGTCTCCTGGCTTTCCTGCCCCGGATGGGTATCACGCCGTCCGATAGTGGCGAACTCACCCAATAGATCCGCTTTTGCCCTGGCAAAAACGGCTTTCATGTACTGGGCGCACAGGCTGTTAAGTCCGCCCATCTTTACACCCGGCACATCTGCCGCCAGCGTATGGCCTTTCGCTTTCCAGCTGGCCTCCACGTTTTCCAGCTCGGCATTCACCTCCGCGACAGCGGCAAGCAGCGCCTGGCTGATGGTGTCAGCGTCAATATCTGGCGGTAGTGACCGCTGCACCTGAAAATCCTTCAGATTCAGATCCGGCCAGAAACCGTTATTGGCCAGCGGCTCGTCCTGATAATCCAGCGGTTTTCCACTAAACATAAATCCCCCGAAAAAGGCGGACTGACCGGTTTCCACGGCGCAATGACACACAAGGTGTTTTGCCCTCCACCGCGTCCGCCTGGCGTACGGTAGTCTTTACCCCTGCGTCAGTTTTCGGACACGTGCGGCAATGGTCTGCCGCGCTGTTCTGACGCCAATTTTTGAGTAGTGTTTTTCTGCGATGGCCAGCAAATGATCGGCTTTTTCCAGCGTTTCAATATCATCCACACCCGCAGCAGTTTGCTGGCCATCCTCATTGCGCAGCAGCTCCAGCCCCGCAAATTTGTACCACTTGGCTGTTACCTGCTCATGCAGTCGCCATACCCCTGCCACACGTTCAAACGTACGGGAGAAATACGGCTCAATACTTTCTCCGCGCCCGGCGCTTTCCTGCGCCCATGCCAGCATCGTATCGGCCACAAACGTGGGAAAATTGCTGCGTAACTGATCCGGTGTGGCCTGTTGCTGACTGATTGCGATATCAGCCCATTCCAGCGCCTGATCCAGCTCGCCCACGTCAAACAGCCAGATAACACACCAGGCAAATACCGGATTGGCGTACACCTGCTTGCTTTCCAGATACGCTTCAACAGTCGGTACCCAGCGCGGCAGCAACACATCCCTTTTAAACTCAATGCGATCCGCGATTGTCGGCAGGCTGCGTACGTGCCCCACATCCGTTTCCAGCGCTTTGACCAGAAGGTGCATACTTTCCGTGGTTTCCAGCGCCTGGCTTCGCTTCAGCTTTTGTTCCATCGCAATGCGCTGGCTGTGACGCTGCGCGGGAGAAAGTGCCATTTATCAGCCCTCCGCTGGTTCGGAAACCTTGCCGATAGTTACGGCGGATTCATCAATGGCCGCATACAGTTCCGGCACTTCCACCGCATATCCTTCATTGCGCAGGTATTTGTTTTCGAACTGCTTACGGTCTTCCACAAACTCCGCCTTACGCATACGGGTATTGCGCTGGGTATAGATGTGCAGATTTTTCAGCGGCGTCACCACCATGCGTTTTCCCGGCATAAAAGGCGGGATAATGGCCGGACGGCCAGCAATGGTATTCCCCAGCAACTGCGCTGCGATTTTTTCAGTCGGACGGTCTGCGGCCTGATACAGGCGATACTGTTCAGCAGCAACCAGATCAGCCCCCACCAGAACCACCAGACGCGGGTCATTGCGGAACTGCGCCGGAATTTTGGCGTTAATCAGGTCTGACGCCATTGCATCCAGTGATTTGTAATCCCCGGCTGCGTCCAGCACCACCGGATCGGTCATAATCTGATTGCCGCCCAGCAGCGTTTTCATGCGCTCATGCCAGCCGATGTTCACATCTTCACCGTTCGGGTTAGCTTCGGGATCAGTGGTTTTTGCGCGGCTCTTACCGTTAAAGCCAATACGCAACATATCCAGTGCAAAAGCCTGTGTGGTAAATGCCTGGACAAGGTTATAAAACTCGTTTTCATCCTTACCGGCGTTTGCCCAGACCGAAAGCAGATCCCAGCGCAACGCGGCGCAGCTGTCTGTTTCAACCAGTGAATAGTCGTTTCCGTCCACACCAACCTGGCGAATAAAACGGCCACTTTCACTACGTCCTGTGTGTAATACGGAAGAACCAACGGAAATCACCTGGCCACTCAGCTGATCAACATCCAGACAGGTAAGCATGTCCAGGAATTCGACGGATTCCAGCAGCGCAAGACGCAGCGCATTTTCCTGCGGGTTATTCAGGGAAAAATAACGGCTGGCATCACGCGCCCCAAACTGCTGCGCCATGCCCGCCGAATATCCGTCCAGTAATTCCCGCGCACGGTTATTAAGGTGCATAAAACTCCCTCGCGATTAAGCGATAATAAAAATATTTGAAACTAATCAGCGTTAAAGTGAATTACAGGAAATTAAACTTTCCGGCTTTCTCTGAAATTTTGCGGCCTGGTGTACGGACTGATTTATTTCCCAAATCGTTAAAACGCTTAACGATATCTTTTGCATTATCACGAATGGCGGCAAATTCTTCTGTATCCACCACTTCCGCAATAGTATCCACATCACCCTGAACATCATTCAGTTGATTTTCAATTTTGGCCACACGGCCTTCCAGTTCGTTTACCGCGTTTGCCAGTGCCTGTAACTTATCATCACCCTGCGTGGTATCATCTGGCGGCGTTTCATCTTCAAACTTCGGTTTAATACCAAACAATTTTTGCCAGTTCTTCATTCTTTCTTCCTGTTTTATTTTTCCATCACGGGAAATTACACAGCCGTAATAACCCTGCTTAGATAATTTTTTGCGCCGACTGCTAAAGCGCAGCCGTGTGGTGCCAACACTGGCTGGCGTGTCTGTTACTGCCAGTCCTTTCAGGTAAGTCCGTCCGCTACCACGCCAGTTTTCTTCCGGCTCAATGGAGAAGAACAAAAGCTGATCTTCATGATTGGCGAAAATCAGACGTATATTCGGGCATAAACTGACATACAACCGCGCCAGTCCATCTTCACCATCATTCCATGTGGCCTCCAGAACTTCGCCAAAATTGCCGTAATCGTCCTCATGCTCTGGCCAGATTAAAGCGACATAGTGGTTATAGTCATAGGTTTCCCCCATATCGATAATCCACTGGCGTTTAATTATCCTGCCGTCAACGGTATCTCCTTCAGTAGCAACACACAGCCAGTCAGTTTTTAAATGTGACATATCCCCCCTGTTCCACTTCCTGACGCTGCAAATCAATTATTGCCAAATAAAACCATTGCTGCATTACGTTTTATTCTGAACAGTTCGGATATAACGCTTTACCGAATGCAGACGAATTATCACCACCGTTTTTTTATTACAGCCACGGCATAATTACCGCATGGCTAAATACTCTGAAGAATTAAAAGGCGTTGTCCGCGCACTTTATCTGCGCCGCTATACGCCAAAAGAAATTGCATCTGAATTAAATCTGCCGAATGCGCGGATAGTTTACTACTGGGCTGAAAAATACAGATGGGCTGATTTGCTCAGTTTTGAAAGCACTGAAGAGGCTATCGAACGCCGCTACCAGTTACTGGCCAGCCGGGATAACAAAACCGATCTCGACCTGAAAGAAATGGACATGCTCATTGCTCACGCCACAAAACTGCGTGCGCAAAGCAATAAGCATAAAGAAAAGATGGCCAGCGGTCAGAACTCCGGGCAGGCAGATGCGCGGGACAGCAATGATGACGAACCCCGCCGCAAACGGAAATACAAGAAAAACGATATTTCCTCTCTGACCCAGGCGGATTTTGACACCTGGGCGGAAGAACATCTTTTTGAATACCAGAAACACCTGCGCCGGAACATTGGCCAGCTGGTCAGAAACATCCTCAAAAGCCGCCAGATAGGTGCGACCTGGTATTTTGCATTTGAAGCCTTTGAAAACGCGGTCATGACAGGCGATCCGCAAATCTTCCTGTCTGCCTCCAAAGTCCAGGCGGAATACTTCCGGTCTTACATCGTAAATATTGCTGAACAGTATTTCGGGATCACGCTGACCGGCAACCCCATCCGCTTGTCCAACGGCGCGGAGCTGCGCTTCCTGTCCACCAACAAGAACACCGCCCAGTCCTACAGCGGCCACCTGTACTGTGATGAATATTTCTGGGTTCCAAATTTCACAAAACTTAATGAAGTGGCCAGTGCAATGGCCACACATGACAAGTGGCGTACCACCTACTTTTCAACACCGTCAGCTAAAACTCACCAGGCGTACCCGTTCTGGACAGGCGATGAATGGAAACAGGGCAGTAAAAAACGTACTGCCATTAAGTTTCCGACCTTTGATGAATTGCGCGACGGCGGGCGGGTTTGTCCGGATGGCCAGTGGCGCTACGTCATTACTATGGAGGATGCTATTGCGGGCGGCTTCAATCTGGCCAACATCGAGAAGCTGCGCAACCGCTACAACACAGCCACTTTCAACATGCTCTATATGTGCGTGTTCGTGGACAATAAAGATTCCGTTTTCAGCTTTTCCGACCTGGAAGCCTGCGGCGTGGAAGTGGATACCTGGCAGGATCATAACCCGGACGCCGCCCGGCCATTTGGTGACAGGCCAGTATGGGGCGGCTTTGATCCGGCTCGCAGCGGGGATTTGTCCTGTTTTGTGATTGTGGCGCCGCCGATGTTCGCCGTGGAGAAATTCCGCGTTCTGAAGGTGATTTACTGGAAAGGGATGAACTTCCGGTACCAGGCAAAGCAGATCGAGCAGCTGTTTAAAAAATACAACTTCACCTATCTGGGCGTGGACGTTACCGGTATTGGCCAGGGCGTTTTTGACAACATTCAGCATTTTGCTATGCGTGTGGCCGTCGCCATTCGTTACGACCTGAACACAAAAAATCAGCTGGTACTGAAGGCGGCTGACGTGGTCGAAAGTCAGCGAATTGAATGGGACAAAAACCTGAAAGAGATCCCGGCCAGCTTTATGTCCGTACGCCGCACAACCACGCAAAGCGGTAACGCCATGACCTTTGTTGCAGACCGCAGCCAGGACACAGGACACGCCGAAGCGTTCTGGGCGATAACCCACGCCCTGCATAACGAACCTCTGAACTATGAAAATAAACCTAAATCACGCTGGAATTTAAGGAACAAGGCAGCATGAGTAAAAAGAAACACTTCATTAAGCGCGACCAGCGCGGCGATAAGTCAAAAAAAATGAGCATCATTACGTTCGGCAAACCGGAACCGGTTCTGACCACTGGCACCGACTACCGGGATATCTGGTACGACAATGCCGCCGATCATTTTACTCAGCCAATTGACCGGCTGGCACTGGCACAACTGATTAACCTTAACGGTCAACATGGCGGTATCATCCACGCCCGTAAAAACATGATTGTGTCTGATTATCTGTCTGGCGGCCTGACTTACGACCAACTGGAAGCCGCAGCTTTTGACTACATCACATTTGGGGATATTGCGCTTGGAAAAATTCGTAACGGATGGGGAGATGTGATCGGACTGGAACCCTTACCCGGCCTCTATATCCGACGCAGGAAAGACAGGAACAACGCAACTGATCAACCTGGTGATTACGTGGTGTTACAGGAAGGCGAACCGCAGATATGGCCTGAAGAAGATATTATCTTCATCAAAATGTATGATCCGCAACAGCATATTTACGGACTGCCGGACTACATCGGCGGCGTACATTCTGCATTACTCAACAGTGAAGCGGTCATTTTCCGTCGCCGTTACTACCACAATGGCGCCCACACTGGCGGCATTCTCTACACGCGCGATCCCAGCATGACGGATGAAATGGAAGAGGAAATTGAACAGCAGCTGCGTGACAGCAAAGGGATCGGCAACTTCTCCACCATCCTGGTAAACATTCCCGGTGGAGACGGTGACGCCATCAAATTCATTGAAATGGGGGATATTTCCGCTAAGGATGAATTTGCCAACATCAAAAATATCAGCGCCCAGGATATTCTGAACGCGCACCGTTTTCCTGCCGGGCTTGCCGGCATTGTCCCGCAAAATACTGCCGGACTTGGTGACGTAGAAAAGGCCGAACGGATTTATAAAAAAAGCGAAGTCGCCCCTGTTCAGCGCCGGTTTATGATGGCCGTAAACAATGATCCAGAAATACCGGAAAGGCTACACCTTAACTTTGATTTAAGTTACGCAGAATCAACGGATAAGGGTGCAGCATGAGTCAAAAAAGGCTAAAATCCAGGCATCATTTAACAGCTGGAGCATGGAATATGCGAGTTCTGAAAATCGAATGCCCGGAATGCGGCTCAAAAGCTGTTATTCGTAAAACGAACCGGAAACACCGGCAGATTGCCGATATTTACTGCGCCTGTTCAGATGTTGAGTGTGGCCACACGTTTGTTATGAATCTGACGTTCTCCCACACTCTCAGCCCAAGCGCTAAAACAGGTGATGCTATGGTGCAAAAAATACTGAATGCCCTTTCACCCGATCAGCGTCAGATGGCATTAGACCTACTGAAAGCGACTCCTGCCGCCTGATAAGCCCCCTTTTTGGGGGCTTTTGCCTTCATATTCATCAAGCTTATTTTCCAGATCCGAAGTCAATTCGCTCAGCCAGGCCAGTGCTATATCTTTTTCACAGCCAGTGCACTTACTGTTTGCAATCAACCGGGTAAACAAAGCAATCCGTTGCAATGCGATGGTTTCCAAAAACAAATCCTGCACAAGCATCCTCCTAAAAACGAATAACTGTATATAATTACAGTATACATTTAAGCACAAAATGTAAAAGGGATTTTTCCTGCTATTTAGTGATAAGCGGTTACCTTTCACAGACTTAAAACTAAAACCATCCCGGCCACAGCTCCTGCATTGGCTCGTTTTGCTTCTCCTGTAGTCGCCCGTTCCGGTAAATGAGTGCAGACTGACCGAAACGAAGCCCTCCACCTCGTTCCAGAATGTCTATTTCTTCATCAGAACCATCAAACCCCCGGCTGCGCAATTCCAGTTTTAACCGTCTGCGGGTTCCACCCTCCGTACAGTTATTGACAGAACTCCAAGGGGCGGCGTTGCCGCCAGAAAAACCCGCCTCCGCTGACGCTTCGGCCAACTTCGCAACCTTCTGCCACTTAACCAAACGGGTGCAAACTTCTGAATCAGGAACCAAAGGAGAATAAACACCCTGTACGCGCTGCACGTCCTCCGCATATTCGTTACCCTGTTCCGTAATTTCATAGGCCAGACGAACAACCAGATCACGGCGGGCAACCAGTGCGCCGCCCTGCGCCTGGGTATATGCAGCCCAGTCCCCGACATCAGCAGCAGCCAGAACCGCATCCATTCTGCGATCGGTCAGCACCTGATCCCGCAACCGACGAAGCTCACGCCAGACTGTCACCGGCGCACCGCCAATCTGCTGAAACTGGCGAATGCGCCAGCGTGAAGCCCATGCAGAAACGGATTTAGCCATATCCCGCAAGTTTTCACCGGTTTCTTCGTCCTGCTCGCCATCCAGCGCAAATCCATCAATGTTTTTGGAAATGTATTTGGCGATGTAGCCCGTCGCTGACCCTTTAGCGGGATCGATGGCTTCAACATGGAAACGTGCCTTTAGCGCATTTGGCGTTTGCAGTTCTTCGGAGTCGGTAATTCTGGCGTGATAACAAAGAATATCGCGTACCGTGTCCACGTCCTGCGGGCGCATGAACAGCAACATATGCCAGTGTGGTGTCCCATCATGGTGAGGTTCGACAACCCTGAACCCAAATACATGGATACCCGCACGCGAGATCGCGGCACGGGCTTTTGCCCATACGCCACATAAATAGCGCTGGGTATCCTGCGGCGTACTTCCATCCCATTGCGATACAAAGCCCCCTTTGCTGTGTACCGCATGGAAACGTGATGGCGCGGTGATAGTGTAAAACTCACCGGCCAGCCCTTCTTCATTGGCCATATCTTCAAATCCTCGCATTCTTACCATTAGCTCACAGCGACGGATCGCCGGATTTGCAACGCTGCGGTGTACCATGCTGTCCAGTGCAATGCGCAGCCCTTCATCATTCAGCAGATCAAACTTTTTAAAGAACTCCAGATTTTGCTTTTTCTGTTCTATCCATTCCCCCAGGGTTTTACGGGATACATAAGCGCTGGCCGCTTTCTGCACCTGCCCCACGGCTATGGCCATATGCTCACGCTGTACGTCACGCGCTCGCTTCAGGCGCAGATACCACCATTCAGGTGCCATCATGCGAAGAATGCCGGATTCAGCCTTACGTGTTTCCAGTTGCCCGGCATTGGCTTCATGTTCTGCCCAGTATGGCGGCTGATTATTCAGCATCAGACTGCACGCACAAAGATAGCGATAAGACTCCATCGTTCGGCGGTGCAGCTCTTTAGCGTCGTCAGTGCCGTAATCAAACCGTTCGGTGAAGTCATACAGCGACTGGGATATCCAGCCAGATATCTGGCCAGCCAGTTTTTTAAGTTCCGGGCGGTCAAGTGACGGCAGGCGTTCCAGCGACTTGCCAAAAGGAAGGTCTATTGCATCAGCGGCCAGCTTATAACGAGTAGCCACTTTGCGCAGACGTGGCAATACACTCCCGCCGATGGTCTGGCGCAGGAATGTATTGGCACGGCGACGCCCGTCACGACCAGCAAAAAGCTTTTCATAGCGACGGCCAAAATACCCGGCTAACCAGTCGGGTATTTCATGCAGGTATTGAGCGCGCCATTTATGATCCTGCGGGTTTACAGCCCACAGGCGGCGCTCCGTGATTGTCACGTCTGCCGGTGTACCTGGCGCGAAGGTTTCACGCCGCCAGGCATCGACGGCGTAACATTGTTCATTTACAGCCAGCGTCATGCGCTGACCTCACAAGTGGCCGCAGAAGGCCATTTAAGTATCAGTTCTGCCGCCATTTTCGGGCTTGCAGCTGCCGCACCAACACTACGCGGCGCATTAACCTTTAAGGCTTCAAACCCTGCGTAAAGGTAATGCACCATTTCCAGATCGCTGTTTGACGCGACAACCTGAATCCCACGTTCTGCCAAACGCCGTAGCTTACGCGCCAGCCGCCCCTGATCCATGTGCGAAAAACCACGCTCATGGTAAGCGGTGAAATTATCGCTATCAGTCAGATAAGGCGGATCGCAGTAAACAACGTCATTCCCGTCCCGAACCAAATCAAGCGTTTCTGAATAGTGGGCAGTAATGAACGTTGCGCGTTTAGCCTTTTTCGCAAACGACATAATTTCATCTTCGGGAAAATACGGCTTTTTATAATTGCCATACGGCACATTGAACGCACCGCGCTGGTTATAGCGACACAGACCACGATAGCCATGACGATTTAAATAGAGAAACGCTACAGCCCTCCAAAGCTCCGTAGCATCCGTTGATGTATTGAACTGTTCCCGAATGTCATAATAAACAGAAGCATTATTGCCCAATTCAAAAAGACCTTTAGCTTCCCAAATAAACATATCGGGTGCTTCCTGAATTGCCCGATACATATGAATAAGATCTGAATTCACATCTGCGATCAGATACTCGTCATAATCCGTATTCATCATGACAGCACAGGAACCGGCAAAAGGTTCAACCAAGCGTTTACCTTCTGGAAGGTGCGGACGCAGCTTAGGCATAAGGCGGGCTTTGCTGCCCACCCATTTAAGCGGAGTTTTAACGGCCATTTTTAGCCTCCGCCAGCAACTGAAACAAACCACCGTTTGTGTAGAGGTAAGCAGCAACATCAAAAAGAGACATTGAATTAATGGACAAAACCACCCAGCTTTCAAAGCCAGCAACAACTTCATTTACTGGCAGAACATGAGTGATCACCGCTGACCATTCCCTACCGGTGTATTTTCCGTGACTCCACTCCTTTAATGAAAGAACATCACCTACCTTATAATTACGGTCATTTTTGCGTAGTTCGGCCTTTTTCTGGCCAGCCACTACAGCATTAAGATATTTAGGCGCTATCTTCAGCGTATGAACTTTTATTGCCATGCTGCACCGCCTTTACTAAAAGTCACCGATTCTTCGCGCAGCAGTTCAATTATTTCAGCAGCATTAAGCCCCTCGGTGTCCGCATGGGTGGCCAGCTTATCCAGACGAGAGGAAAACAGAACGGCGGCTGCTGCCTTTCCCTCATCTACGGCTTTTTTTAAGATTTCCTGATAGTTTGAAAGCGGAGTAGTAACGTTTACTTCAGAGCTAATTTGTGCCATTTCAATATCCTCAAGGCAAAAGAATCCCCGGCCACTTGAACCGTGGCCAAAAAATTCAGGTTGTTAATTAGTGAAAAGCGGGTTGTGTAGTGACGGCTGAATAATTCGGTGCCGGAATAAGGTGAAGCTCATAGGTTGTCCGCCACCACTCCTGGATCAGCGCCTTTATCTCGCCAACACCCAGCGCCCCGGCTGTATAGAAAATTGCGCGAATCCCCGCCAGCGCTTCAATCTGTGCCTCTTTGCTCTCAGCTTCGCGGTACACGCAGCACCAGAAAGCGGCATTGATCGCCAGCCAGTGGCGCTGGTTAGTCATGTGTTCGGTGTCATTGAAGAAGAATGGATGCAACGCAATGCGGCCATTTTTACTGGCGCTTTTCTCTGCAAATGCTACCGCGTAGTTATGTGGGACACCCCACACAGCCAGTTCAGCCCCCAACGATTTACCCTCTACGGAAATAATGCTCATTAGTGATTCCCCTGCTGCAATTTATGGACAATATGAGGTGCGATAATCATCTGCACTTTGTTCCTGGTATTAATGGGATGGACGATTTTTACTGGACGTTCAGCGGTTCGTCTGGAGAAATCACTGTCCCGTAAACTCCCGAATCCGCTAAAAGTTAAACGAGCACGGGAAATTCCCTGGCGCAGCTGTATCATGTCCCGATACTCCAACCGCTCAAAAAGTTCTCGCCAGCAACAATTACTTAAGCTGCGTTTAAAAACGCCGGATCTGGAATTGATTGCAGCAGCATGAAGAACCACCCCGCGCCATTCTGGTGTCAGGTTGTCCCACCATTCAGCGGCTTCACTGCTAGTACTGAAATATTTGCGCCGAATCTTTTTAAGATGATCCAGCCCACGCTTTTGCTGCTCATGGTTAATTGCCATAACGCCCCCCAACCATTCCCAGCAGGCGGCGGGTTTTAGTCGTCAGGAAACGCAGAACAGAACCGCCCTTCATCTGGACAGACTCATGTGCATTGAATTTATAGGTGTGACCAGGATTCCAGCGCTGGCCGTTCGGCAGTTCTATCCAACCGGTTGAACCACTGGGTAACTGCATAGCCGGTGATTCTTTTTTCAGGTAAGTCACAAACGCTTTCATAATGTTCCCTCACATCAGGCCAGTGGCATTCGTCGTGACCAGATCCACCGCTGCGGCTAAAACCGGCGCAGAATGGATACGGCTTTCAACGGTGTAAGCCAACACGGAAAGGCTACGGATAGCATCGCGAGCGCGATCAAGAATTTGTGTACGGCGGGCGGCGGTCATGTGCTCTGTTGATACCGCTTCCCCAGCAATCGCGCCCACACTGGCGGTAGCGCTCAACGCGCAAAACTGCATATTCGCTTCAGTTGCGTTATTTACCGGCACTGATGGCAAACAATTAATTTGCGAAAGCATTCCATCCAGCAGACGCGCATCTTCTGTATGGTCAGTAATGGCCAGAAGTTCATCACAGGTCAGGCGATGCGGTTGTAACGGATTTAACTTATTGCGTAACAACTGTGGTCTCATACCAACGGCAGCGGCCACATCTTCCAGATTGTGTGCTAGCGCGAACGCTCGGCAAGCGGCATTAAAGTGCGCATGTTTAGAAGTCTGATAATCAAACATAGTTTTATCCCTAAAAATATTTAATATTGATAAGGAGTTAAGAAACCCACGGACTTTGGTCTGCAGTCCATGCCAGCCAATCGACATAAACCCGCTCGCCGCGTTTATCTTTTGGTTTGATCTTCAGACGACCATTTTGATACCAATAGCGGGCGCGACGCAGGGGAACGCCGGAACGTTCACAAAAGGTGTTTAAATCTACCCAACGGTTTTCGCTATATGTTGAAACGGTGGATGTCATAAGGCAAAATCCTCTAACTATGGCTGTCAGTCAGTGTCAATGTTTGGTAGCCAGTGTGAATCGATGTAAGGTTTTAGTGTTCATGAGCATGGTATGAACACTAAAATGAAATGTCAACAAAAAATGACAACTTTAGGTGTTCACTATGAATTTAGAGACGGGTGCGCGTGAGGCTATCGAACGCATATGTGAGGTTTACGGATTCACATCGCGTAACCAATTAGCTAAACATATTGGAATCACTAACAGTTCGCTTGGTAATAGGATAATGCGGGATAACTTTCCAGCAGATATTGCAATTAGATGTGCGCTTGAAACAGGGGCCGCATTGCATTGGCTTGTTACAGGCGATGGCCCGAAATTCGATCATGCCTTCAGTGATACCGTAAGAATTCCTTCATATAAATTTGAAGGAACAAAATTGGTGAAAACAGCATCATTTTTGTTCGATAAGGCAATGCTTCCCGACCACGTAGGCAACCCGGAAATCATCACCGAAGGAAACGCCAAATATCTGGTTGATAGAGCCGACTACCCCGCTGCCGATGGCAAATATCTGATTGAATACTCCGAAACCCAAAGCATTAAAGAACTAACACTATTACCGGGTAATAAGCTGCGCATCGACTGGGGAAAATACCCGCTCGATTGTGAAATCGGCGACGTAAAAATAATAGGCAAAGTCATCATGACGATGGTGGTTAACACTTAATGGCGGTTCGTAAAATAGACTCTGGCGAATGGCTATGCGACCTGCGGCCTACTGGCGTCAAGGGAAAACGCATTCGCAAAAAATTTGCCACTAAAGGCGAAGCGCTGGCTTATGAAAAATACATTGCCAGCGAAATGGAAGAAAAGCCATGGTTAGGTGAAAAGCAAGATAATCGACGACTATCAGAACTGATTGAACAGTGGCACGACCTTTACGGCCGTACACTCTCTGATGCGGATCGGATGATGTCAAAATTGAAAGGTATCTGTGCGGGCATGGGCGATCCCATAGCGGCACAAATCACATCCGCAGATTTTAGCCAATATCGTGAGGGCCGATTAAAAGGTGAAATTCCCGATGTTAACGGTCGACTAATGCCGATACAGCCCCAGACGGTAAATCATGAGCAGCGCAACCTCTCAGCTGTATTTGGTACGCTAAAAAAACTGGGGCACTGGTCATTACCTAATCCTCTGGCAGGTATTCCAACATTCAAAGTTGATGAAAAAATGGTTTCTTTTTTGTACCCAGAAGAGATCAAAAGCCTGCTGCAATACCTATCAGAATCAAGCAGTGATAGCGTACTTATAATCACCAAAATCTGCTTGGCTACAGGGGCCAGATGGAGTGAGGCCGAAAATTTAGAAGGTGCGCAGGTCACGCCGTATCGGATAACCTACAAGAACACCAAAAATGGAAGAGTCAGATCGATTCCTATCTCGAAAGAACTGTATGACGAAATTCCGAAAAAACGTGGGCGTTTGTTCACGCCATGCCGTAAGACTTTTGAACGAGTAGTGGCTAAAGCGGGCATTGAGTTACCTGACGGGCAATGCACACACGTACTGCGTCATACATTTGCCAGTCATTTTATGATGAACGGTGGAAACATCCTTGTCCTCAAAGAAATACTTGGGCATTCAGATATAAAAATGACAATGATTTACGCACATTTCGCGCCTACACATTTAGAAGATGCTGTACTTAAAAACCCTTTGGCTAACCTTTAACGAGATCCACATAGTGTCCATTCAGCGTGTCAGTGGCTGTTATTAATTGTCAGTGATTGTTAATCATCCCTTTGATTTATAACATAACTCATTGTTTTTCTGTACCTATTGGAAGAATGTAGGAATTTCGGACGCGGGTTCAACTCCCGCCAGCTCCACCAAATCATGATCCGGATGCGTCCGGTGAAGTACAGAAAGCCCGCACGGCACAAGCCCTGCGGGCTTTTTTGTGTCTGTCGTTGTCCGAGAACATCCGGCTAAATCCGGTGATTATTGGTATACGTTTAGGTATACGGTAGAATGTATACCTAAAAGCGTATACCAATTCATGAAGGAACGGCCACAGTGGCACGGACAACACGCCCCCTTACCAACACCGAAGTTCTGCGCGCTAAAGCGTTAGAGAAGGATCTAACGCTGCATGATGGCGATGGCCTTTTCCTGATAGTGAAAACCAGCGGGAAAAAGCTCTGGCGTTTCCGTTATCAACGTCCAGCGACAAAACAGCGGACAATGATGGGGCTTGGTGCTTTCCCTGCCCTTTCACTTGCTGACGCCCGAGGGTTAAGAGCGGATTACCTTGCCTTGTTAGCCAACGGAATTGACCCACAAATTCAGGCCGAAGTTGTAGAGGAACAGCAACAAATCGCTCTGGACAGTATTTTCTCAACAGTCGCCGCTAACTGGTTCCAGCTCAAAAGTAAAAGCGTTACCCCTGATTACGCAAAAGACATTTGGCGTTCATTGGAGAAAGATGTATTCCCTGCCATCGGTGAGATCCCCGTTCAGCAAATCAAAGCCCGAATATTGGTTGAAGCACTGGAGCCAATCAAAGCTCGTGGAGCGCTTGAGACTGTACGTCGACTAGTGCAGCGTATTAACGAGATAATGATTTATGCCGTAAACACGGGTCTGATTGATGCCAATCCAGCATCAGGTATTGGAATGGCCTTTGAGAAGCCCAAAAAACAAAACATGCCGACGCTGCGGCCAGAAGAATTGCCGAAGCTGATGCGTTCTTTAGTCATGTCAAATCTGTCTGTTCCGACTCGCTGTCTCATTGAATGGCAACTCCTGACGCTCGTGCGCCCTTCTGAGGCTTCCGGTGCTCGGTGGGCGGAGATCGATCTCTATGCAAAGCTCTGGACTATTCCAGCCGAACGGATGAAAGCGAAGCGCGAGCATATTGTACCGCTATCTCCTCAGGCATTAGAGATTCTGGAAGTCATGAAGCCAATCAGTGCTCATCGTGAACATGTTTTTCCGAGTCGGAATGACCCAAAGCAACCAATGAATAGCCAGACGGCAAATGCTGCTTTAAAAAGGATTGGATATGGAGGTAAATTAGTAGCACATGGTTTGCGCGCAATAGCGAGTACTGCAATGAATGAAGCAGGTTTGAATTCAGATGTGATTGAAGCAGCACTTGCTCACATTGAGAAAAATGAGGTCCGGAGAGCATACAATCGCTCAACTTACCTTGAAAGAAGAAAGGAACTTATGAGTTGGTGGGGTAATTTCATAGTGAATAGCAAGTAAGGATATAATAATGAGCACGAGAGAATTTCCATGCAAAGCATCAAACATCTATGACAAGAATATAAATTTCCTATTTGGCTCAGGAGCATCAGCATCGTATATACCTACTTTGTGGCTTGCTGAAAATACTACTTATGAGACTTTATTAACTCATGAAGATTGCAAAGACGTTAAAGATTTCATTTTATGTTCCTATTTTAATAAAATTATTAGAAAGACATTTTGCATAGAACCAGCTTTAGAAAACAAAAAATACACTTCAACAATAGCTAGCTATACAAATTTCCTAGATGAACTTGTTACGTTATTAGAGAAAAAAGGTTCCAACCAAATTAGAAGGGCTAATATTTTCACTACTAACTATGACCTTTTTTTTGAGACAGCAGCGGATAATGCATTATCCAAAAAAACGTTCCATTTTAATGATGGTGCTATAGGTTTTAAAAATAGAAGATTAAATATTAGTAATTTTCATATTACAACCTGGCATCAAGGCACGCATGACATGTACAAACATGAACTACCAACGGTTAATTTAATTAAAATGCATGGTTCAGTCTCATGGAAAAGAAATGAGCATGAAACGATAAGCATTAACTACCCAATTACTTCACCAGAAAGAATAAAATTAGAGACAGATAAAACCATAGATGACCTGGTAGCTACTTTAAACAACACCAATGATAATCTTGCTAACTACTTAGACTTAAATCTTAATGATAAGAATTTACTTGATGAATTCAGATCGTATTATGACTCACTCGCAATAGTTAATCCAACAAAAGAGAAGTTTTCAGAAACAGTCTTTCAGCAGCATTATTATCAAAGCTTGAGATTATTAAGTTATGAATTAGAGAAGCCACAAACTGTTTTAATTTGCTTCGGGTTTTCGTTTCAAGATGAACATATCCTTGAAATAATCAAAAGATCTTTAAGCAATCCTACTTTAAAAGTCTTTGTTTTTTGTTACAGCAATAAAAGCAAGCGCGATATAAATACAACCGTAAACGACCCTAGAATAACCTATATCTTCCCAAAAGAAGATGAGCATAAAATTTCTTTTGATACTTTCATTGATAGAATATTCAAATCAGAAATAGGAGACTGGGTCACATGGACGAATTAAACATTGGTAAAGTTACACAAGTAAAAGGAACCACTGTCAAGGCAAAAATAAACCATGACTTATACCAATCTACATATTTTCACAATGGAAAAATACTTCGTGGCATATCTATAAATGAATTTGTGTTAGTCCGAAAAGGTTATCAGGATATAGTAGGCAAGATCATTGGCGAGGAAATTGTTGAGAATTTTAATATTAGAATCGATGATATTGAACAAAAAAAATATGAAAGATTTGTTGAACTTAATATTCTCGGTTATTTTTTTGAAGGGAAGTTTTTCTCTGGCATAAAATACCTTCCAATGATAAATGATAGACTGTATTTGATTTCTGATGATAAAATATCTGAGATATACAGCTTTAGCAAAAACACTAAAACCCCACTTATTAACATTGGGAGGTCCATGTTAGAGGAATTACCAATTAACATCCCAATAAATGGAGTTTTTAATTCTCACATTGGGATTTTTGGAAATACTGGGAGTGGAAAATCAAATACTTTAGCAAAATTATATCAATCACTTATCAATCGAATTGACAACATAGAACTATTTAGTAGCAAATCAAAATTTGTCTTAATTGATTTCAATGGGGAATATGGGACTCTTGAGAATTCCTTTCCAGAACTGTGTCAATCAATAAAGCTTAGTACAAAAAAAGATAGTGGTAAAATTCATTTCGGAGAAAAAGAGTTTTGGGATGATGAACTATTATCAGTGCTATTCTCAGCAACTGAAAAAACACAAAAGCCATTCTTAACCCATCTAATAAAGAGCAAGTTAAAATATGATGATGACCTTGGTGAGTATCTAAAAAGAACTATTAAAATAATGTTTGGCACTAATCCTCACAAAGAGACAGTTAATTTACTTAAAAGCCTAATACCTTATTTTGAGGAAGGTGATCAACAAAAAATAATAGACGAACTGTCTCTATTTACTTGGCATTCAGGTCAAGATAAGTATACACACCCTGATAGCTGGCTCGATAACACAACTGAAGTTATGCAACACACTCAAGCTACATACAACAGCAATTTCAATGTCACCAGTGTATTTGATGAAATTGCTATACGTGCGACACTACAACTAATAAACTCAGTCTCCAGAAACTATGTCCAATATGATCATATATATCCACTAATAAATAAAATAATAGCTATGAGCTCATCTTTGGCTAAAGTCATAGAAATTAATGATGTTCAGCAAAATAATAAACCCATATCAATAATATCCCTTAAAGAATGCAATCAGTCCATAAAAAAAACCATTCCAATGATGATTGCAAAATGTTCTTTCTTGGAACACAAGTCCTCTGACAATAAGATAGAAAGCTTTCATTTGATAATAGATGAAGCTCACAACATCCTATCTGAAAGCTCTGTAAGAGAAGCTGAAACGTGGAAAGACTACAGATTAGAGTTGTTTGAGGAAATAATAAAAGAAGGCAGAAAATTTGGCTATTTTGTCACTATTTCAAGCCAGCGACCATTTGATATATCGCCAACTATCGTGTCACAGTTACATAATTATTTCATCCATCGCTTGGTAAATGAAAATGATCTTTATCTTCTTAAAAACACCTTAAGTACTTTGGATGCAGCTTCCAGAACGCTCATACCAACGCTTCCTCCTGGTGCATGCATAATTTCAGGAACAGCTTTCCATACTCCGCTGCTTGTGCAGATCGATAGACTTGCTGAAGAGAGTGCCCCACAAAGTGACACGCTTGATTTAGAGAATTTATGGGATCTTTAATTCTATTGCGCGCAATGCTCTCCCCGCCACGCCTGCCCGCTTAAGGGACCGCTTTTAATGCAGGTGCAAAGGTGGCCTCAGGCCGCGCCGCAACTGGCGCTGGCAGGGAGTGCAGGGTCGGGAAAACGCATGCAAAACCATGCACCTTATGGATGCATGGCTTATTTCGTTAAAAATAGCGGGATTTACGGGGATTTTTTGACAGGCTACTGCGCGGCCAGTCCGGCGCGTCGACGGGTGTAAATCATGTTCTGTACAGGGGTGAATTTTTCACGATTATCATCCCGCGAAGGCGCGTCAGGCCTGTATCCGATGGCCGTTAAAATATCTTTATCCTGTGCAGAATAATTAATGTCATTTCCAGCGGTCAGCCAGACGGAAAGAGCTTCTCTCAGGTAAGAGACTGAACGGTCAAGCGCGCGATTTTTTATCATCGCGGGCTGGTTTTTAATCCCCATCAGCTCCGGTGCCAGTGCGGCGGCCAGCTCTGCGCCGTTCTGCTGCATAAAATCATGCAGCCGGTTACGGATGCTGATGCGCTGCACCTCCTCATGCGAGAAGATGTAGCGACCGGCGGCCTGATTAACTTCCCATTTTTTTACGTCAATCAGGTCACGCAGCATCTGTAATCTGCGGGAGCCTGATACATTGTCATCCAGCAATAATTCCTGATATTCCTGCATTGCGGCGGCCAGTTCGGTTTTACGGTTCAGCCACGCGGTTTTGTTCGTCTGACAGGCGTCACAGGCCTGCTGTAAGGTCAGAGTGGTCACGGGTTGTCTCTCCTGATTAATGGCGGAACGGCGAGCTGTAGCAGCCTTTTACCCGACGGGGTGCCACGGGGACTGTCGGCACCGGCGCGGGTTTCTCATCGACGACCGGCGAACGTATCACTTCAAAGATGGACTCATGCGTTTTGAATGTCGCCGAGCAGTGCACATTCTGGCACTGCAGGTAACTCTCTTTGACGCTGTCAGACATATAGCGGCTGGTGCGAACGTGGGCCGCTGTGCGGCAGAAAGGGCAGCGCATCATGACAATAACCCCCGTGCTTTCAGGTCAGCTTCACGTTCCCGCATTTTTTCCTGCCAGACTTTTCGCTGACCGGGCGTGGTCGCAACGTCATGTTCCATATGCGGCAGTGTGGAAGCCGACAGCCCTGTTTTAAACAGCACCGGTTCATCGGTCAGACGGATATTGCAGCCCTTTACGGCCTGTTCAAGCCACGCTTTCACCTGCTGCATTACAACTTTTTCCGGTTCGATATATCCCTGATGCCCGGTCGTATTAGCAAGCGGATTATTCAGAACCAGTATGTTGAGTTTCATTGCTCTGATGAGGGCACCGCAGCTTTCACGCAGGGCTGCATCAAGTTCATGCTCTGCATACTGACTGAGGACGCCGTGATGTGCCTGACGGTATGCTCTGGCCGTGCGGTCACAGGCTCCTTTGAGCCTGTCCAGCTCAAAAGACAGTACCTCGTTCATGCTGTCACATTCCTGCGCCAGTTCCCGCCGTGCCACGCGCGCCAGATGGCGTTGTTTCAGCTCGTCGGTAATGACAGCACCACCGGCACGAAAGGCGGCGCGCCATGCGCCGGAATCATTGCCGTTTTCCTGCTCCAGTTCATTTTTTTGCGTTTGCACCTGGCTGATGGCCGTCGTGGTTTCATCCATACGGCTGGCATTGGCGAGATGCGCCGAGCGGGCAGTCTCAAGGCGTTCCATTGCAGGTTTAAGGTAGTCGGGAATAACAGCGGTCTGAGTCATGTCGGGTCTCCTCTTCGTTTCAATCTAAGGAGATTCTGCCGCGCCAGACACAACAACACGATTCATTGCCGTTGTGGCAAAAATGGCACAAACAGACCTTAAAACCCGGCTGGCCAGAGAAAGGTCTCAGGAAAACCTTACTCACCGTTTGTTTTTTTACTTATAACTATTCACTACTGTTCACTGAAAAGAAAAAGATAAGTAATACAGCAAGATAAAGGGTGAACAGTTGAGGCTATAACTGTTCACCGACTGTTCACTACTGTTCACCTTTTGCTTTTTACCTAGGTTGCCGGATTTAGTCTTTTTTCCGATTAATTATGAGAAAATATATAAGTGAAAGTACTTAAAATTACTGCAATGTAATGCATTGATTTGCATCTGTTTGCCAGCGTTTGCCATTGTTCAAAAATCGCTCTGTTGTGTGGCGAGGAGCTATAAAAAGACTTGTTGCCCTGAGGGAAAATATTCACAAAATAGAGAGCTACCCGAAGCCGGACGGACACGACCGGCACTGTATGGACTTTGTGAGGTAGCCCGATGCACACCGCTTTTTCTTCCCCGTCTTCTGCCCCTGCCGCGCCGCTGATGCCGGTCTCTGATACCGTTCATGAGCGCTTTATCCGTCTGCCCGAAGTGATGCATCTGTGCGGCCTGTCCCGGTCGACGATTTATGACCTCATCAGCCGGGAGGCTTTCCCGAAACAAATCAGCCTGGGCGGTAAAAACGTGGCGTGGGCGCAGTCTGAAATCACCGCTTGGATGGCGGATCGCATTGCCGAACGCAACCGGGGCTATGACGCATGATGATGACCCTTCAGCAAACAGCCCCTTTTTCTGGCTTGCTTCTTTTCACCATTTCCAGGTATAGTTTTCCCGCTGTCGCAAAATCGGCAGCCGGAATTGGCGTTCCGAATAACTTCAAGGCGACACGACACGCGCCATGCGTGTTTTTTTATGTCGTTGCTCAGGCACACCCATTTTCAGGGCTGTGGTGTTTATTCGTGCACCAGAGTCCTTTTCTGATAATGGTAGTCCGGGCGGGGCAGCCTTCGGGCTGGCCGGTTTCCTTGAAGGCCGGTTACGCCAACCCCGTTCGGGCTGCCACCAGTGAAATTGGCGTTTCCGGTGGTAGTTTTTCAAACTACTTCAAGGAGGCTGCCATCATGGCTACTACCCTCACCCAGTCACACCCGCAGTTTGTCTTTGTGTTTGCCGCCGTTCGTCGCGCAGACCGTAAACCCCGTATCTGTATGCTTCGCACCGTTGCCGGTGATGAACACGCCGCACGTCTTTCCCTCGTTCGCGATTACGTCCTCTCGTTTGCTGGCCGTCTGCCGGTTGCGGAGGCGCACGCATGAGACACACCACCATTACCGCCCGAGACCTCGAATGTCTGGAGCATATGCGCAACGTCGGCCAGCTTGTCGGCGACCTGATGCAGGTGCAGGACTGCGCCACCGTTCGCCGTGACCCGGCGCAGCAGTTACAGCTCACCTCCGTGATTTACCTTATGACCGCTCAGCTCGACGGCGTGGTCGAACGCTGCAATCAGCACTGGCTGACCGGGGAGGGCAACGTATGAAAAAGCCATTACCGCCCGTATTACGCGCCGCGCTCTATCGCCGCGCCGTGGCCTGTGCATGGCTGACCCTGTGCAAACGCCAGCACCGCCACCCGCACCTCACCCTCGACGCGCTGGAAAGCGCCATTGCCGCCGAGCTTGAGGGATTCTACCTGCGCCAGCACGGCGAGGAAAAAGGCCGTCAGATTGCCTGTGCACTGCTGGAAGATTTAATGGAAGCCGGACCACTGAAAGCCGCGCCGTCACTGTCCTTTCTCGGGCTCGCGGTGATGGATGAACTTTGCGCCCGTCACATCACACCGCCTGTACTGCACTGAGGGAGAAAATAACAATGAAAATGAACGTAACGGAAACCGTAAAACAGGCCTGCGGTCACTGGCCGCGTATTCTCCCGGCGCTGGGGGTGAAGGTGATTAAAAACCGCCATCAGTCCTGCCCGGTGTGCGGTGGCTCTGACCGTTTTCGCTTTGACGATAAAGAGGGGCGCGGGACGTGGTTCTGCAATCAGTGTGGCGCAGGTGACGGGCTTAAGCTGGTTGAGAAAGTGTTCTGCGTAACCGCATCAGAGGCCGCCCAAAAGGTGAATGCCGTGACCGGCAACCTGCCACCGGTTGCCCCGGAAATGATTGCGGCCGCAAAAGCCGGAACGGAGACCGACCACAAAGCGGCGGCCGCACTGGCCGTCAGGCTCATGGAGAAAACCCAACCGGCCACCGGCAACGCCTATCTTACCCGAAAAGGTTTCCCCGCTCTGGAATGTCTGATGCTCACAGCCATACATAAAACCGGCGGCGTGACGTTCCGCGCCGGTGATGTGGTTGTCCCGCTGTATGACGATACCGGGGCGCTGGTTAACGTTCAGCTTATTAATGCTGATGGTCTCAAACGCACCCTGAAAGGCGGTCAGGTCAAAGGGGCATGTCATATCATTGAGGGGCAGAAACAGCCCGGAAAACGCCTGTGGATTGCGGAGGGTTATGCGACCGCGCTCACCGTGCATCAACTGACCGGCGAAACCGTCATGGTGGCGCTGTCGTCTGTGAACCTCCTTTCTCTGGCAGGCCTTGCCCGGCAAAAGCACCCTGCCTGTCAGATTATTCTCGCCGCCGACCGTGACCTCAACGGCGACGGCCAGAGCAAAGCCGCTGCGGCCGCAGGAGCCTGTGAGGGCATTGTCGCCCTGCCGCCGGTGTTCGGTGACTGGAATGATGCGTTTGTGCAGAAAGGCGAGGAGGCCACGCGGAAAGCCATTTATGACGCCATCCGGCCACCGGCTGACAGCCCTTTCACTACCATGAGCGAGGCGGAATTTACCGCCATGAGCACCAGTGAAAAGGCAATGCGGGTGCATGAGCATTACGGCGAAGCGCTGGCCGTGGACGCGAACGGTCAGCTCCTGTCCCGCTATGAGGCCGGGATATGGAAAATCATTCCACCGTCAGACTTTGCCCGCGACGTGGCCGGGTTATTTCAGCGTCTGCGCGCCCCGTTCTCGTCGGGGAAAATAGCCTCAGTGGTGGAGACCCTGAAACTGATTATTCCGCAGCAGGACACCCCGGCACGGCGTCTGATTGGCTTTCGCAATGGCGTACTCGATACCGCCACCGGCACATTCAGCCCGCACCATAAATCGCACTGGCTGCGCACACTCTGTGATGTCGATTTTACCCCGCCGGTGGAGGGTGAAACGCTGGAAACCCACGCCCCGGATTTCTGGCGCTGGCTCGACCGTGCCGCCGGTGGCAGACAGGAAAAACGCGACGTGATACTTGCCGCCCTGTTTATGGTGCTGGCGAACCGCTACGACTGGCAGCTCTTTCTTGAGGTGACCGGGCCGGGTGGCAGTGGCAAAAGTATTCTGGCCGAAATTGCGACCATGCTTGCCGGGGAAGATAACGCCACATCGGCCACCATCGAAACGCTGGAATCACCACGTGAACGTGCTGCGCTGATTGGCTTCTCGCTGATTCGTCTGCCTGACCAGGAAAAGTGGAGCGGTGACGGGGCAGGACTCAAGGCCATCACCGGCGGTGATGCGGTCTCCGTTGACCCGAAATATAAGGATGCGTACTCAACCCATATCCCGGCGGTGATTCTGGCCGTGAACAACAACCCGATGCGCTTCACCGACCGCAGCGGCGGTGTTTCCCGTCGCCGGGTGATCCTGCATTTCCCGGAACAGATTGCCCCGGATGAACGCGACCCGCAGCTTAAGAACAAAATCGCCCGCGAGCTGGCCGTGATTGTGCGCCAGCTAATGCAGAAGTTCAGCGACCCGATGACTGCCCGCGCACTGCTCCAGTCACAGCAGAACTCCGACGAAGCGCTCAGTATTAAACGTGAAGCCGACCCGACATTTGATTTTTGTGGCTATCTGGAGGCGTTGCCGGAGCCTGAGGGGATGTATATCGGTAATGCCAGCATCATTCCGCGTCAGCCGCGCCTGTATCTGTATCATGCCTATCTGGCGTATATGGAAGCCCACGGCTACAGGAATACACTCAGCCTCACCATGTTCGGTAAGGGATTGCCAGCCATGTTGAAAGAGTACGGGCTGAGTTATGAGAAGCGCCGGAAAAATCAGGGCATACAAACCAATCTCGCGCTAAGAGAGGAAAGCAACGCCGACTGGCTGCCGAAATGTGATGAACCCATAGCGAAATAACCTACCCTGACCGGCAATCGCCGGTCTTTTTTTACCTGCAAAACGGCAAAAGTGAACAGTAAAGTGTTCACTGTTCACCAACCATTCACCGCATAACTTAATGAATATTATAAACAAAAACCATTAGTGAACAGTGTGAACAGCTTTTCCAAAAAAAAGTTTTTTTCTTGATGTGATCTATTCAAAAACAGGTTCACTTAACCACAGGAAGCGCTGCAACAAATCACCATTGGTATACGCTTAGGTATACCAATGAAAGTTGAATTGGTTAAAATTACTTTATAACAGATAGTTACGGGAATTATTCAGACTCCGCCAGCTTGATGTACTGAAGTTCAGTAAAGTCTACTAAGCCCGTATAGCACAAGCTCTGCGGGCTTTTTTACGTCCATTGCCGCCTGGTGAGGATTGCAGAGAACCTTACGGACACTGGAGTCAAATGACGCGGTGGGTAAAGCGGCTGCGCGATGGGTGACAGGGCAAAACGCCAAAAGTCTCACCAATAACTCCTGAAAGAATTGGAATACGAGAGTCAAAGAAAATAGAACACTCACTGAGAGTCCTGCCTGGCTGGGGCAAAGCTCGCAGTCAGACTGTCGAGCATAAAGATAAGCAGTTGCCCGTGAGACGCCAGGATGTTGGGCTACGGTATCCATAGATTTGCGAAGATTCAGCAGACCTTCTTTGCGAAGCTTTAATGATCAATTCTTTTCTGTCAGCTGCTTTAAGCGTCCTGGCCGTAGTGGCACGAGCAGCGGCGAAACTATCTATGCGCTGTCGAATGGTCTCTGTTCCTCCAGGAGCAATATTTTCTCACGGAATTTTTTATTACCGTAGGCGTTATTCAGCGTAGTCCGAAGACGTGATCCTGCTCACCCAGTCAAACATAACTTGCATATGATTGCCATTGGATGTCCTCACACCAACCTGACACGCATTTACGCCTGTCGTTTTGCCAGTCAAAACCTGTCCATACTTCATATAGATTTTGATACCGACTCCCTGTTTATAGCACTTATTGCAAATCGAGAAATAATCTCTTCTCGATGGAGTATATTGCTGAAGATTAAATTCGTCAGTCGGCATCAGCGAAAGATTAAAAGCGTCATTACCTGATAATTCTTCAAGAATTGCCAGAGACTCTAATTTAACTTCAATGCGCTTATTTCCTTTAGGTTTATCCGAAGCCAGAATAAAATTTTCCCTCGGATTAAACTTCGCAATGTAGCCTATGATTATCCGGGCATTATTACTCACCAATCGAACAGGGATATCATTAAAACGTAGAAATTGAACTCGACGAGCAAGCATAGAATAATCCCGCGGCCATATTTCAGCCTCTCGCCCGTAGGAAATATCATTTACAGCCATACATTCCATAAATATATATTCATCTATGCTAAATGAAAAAGCCCCGAATTCACGGGGCTGAATAAAACGAAATAAATTAACGTAACAGAGACAGCACGTTCTGCGGGACCTGGTTAGCCTGCGCCAGAACGGAAGTACCGGCCTGCTGCAGAATCTGCGCGCGAGACATGTTGGAAACTTCGGTCGCGTAGTCGGAATCTTCGATACGGCTACGCGCTTCAGACAGGTTGTTTACGGTATTGCCCAGGTTGGTGATAGCAGAGTTGAAACGGTTTTGTACCGCACCCAGATCAGAGCGCAGCGCATCCACCTGCGCCAGCGCGGCATCAATTTTCTGCAGCGGGTTTTCGGTGGTTTTAGCGGCTGCTTCCGCCAGCTCTGGTTGTGCTTTGAAATCATGACCAGCGGCTTTGCTGGCATTGTAGGTTTTACCGTCGATAGTAACGACTTCGGTTTTACCGTCTACGCCACCCAGTTGGTTAGCCGCTGTTTTGGTAGTGCCGTCAGCAGCAGTATAACTTGTGGTTTTAGCTTTAATTGCTCCTGTCGCTTCATCGTAATCTGCGGCGTAATACTTATCGCCAGCTTTAAGCGCATAACCGCCTTCAATTGTCTTACCATTTTTATCGGTATAAGACATTTTGACCAACTCAGCGCCATTAGCATCGGTAGCGTCAACGCCGCCAGCAATTAAGGCATTTTTAGCATCTGCTGAAACAACTGCCGGTGTATCTTTTAACTCCTGTACTTCTGTTTTAGTTGTCGCACCAGCAGGCATTGTGGTTTTAGTTGCGCCAGCCGCAAGGGTTACTGTACCGTCAGTAGCAACGTTAACTTCATAATCGCCATTTTTGGCGGCATCAGCACCAGTAAAGCCACCAATAGTAACAAAGTACTTGTTATTATCTGCGTCAAATTTAACCGCACCACCGGTTACAGAAGCCGTACCATTCGTACCACCCGTAGCCGCTTTAATAGCTGCATCATCAAGACCCGATACATCCAGTGTAGTACCATTATTGGCATAAGCTTTCGTTGTTACTGCTGTATCTTTCACATCATACGCTTTCTGCACGTTCAGTGAGTCCAGACCCAGGGTCTGAGAGTTGATCTGCTTCAGATCGATATCGATAGTTTCACCGTCGTTGGCACCAACCTGGATGGTCAGGGTGTTGTCCTGCGCCAGGACTTTCACGCCGTTGAACTGAGTCTGGCCGGATACACGGTCGATTTCGTTCAGACGCTGGGTAATTTCAGCCTGGATAGAGTCGAGGTCAGACTGGGAGTTAGTGCTGTTAGCAGACTGAACCGCCAGTTCACGCACACGCTGCAGGTTGTTGTTGATTTCGTTCAGCGCGCCTTCAGTGGTCTGCGCAATGGAGATACCGTCGTTAGCGTTACGGGAAGCCTGAGTCAGACCTTTGATGTTCGCGGTAAAACGGTTAGCAATCGCCTGACCTGCCGCATCGTCTTTCGCGCTGTTGATACGCAGACCAGAAGACAGACGCTCGATAGCGGTGCCCAGTGCGGACTGGGATTTGTTCAGGTTATTCTGGGTCAGCAGCGACAGACTGTTAGTGTTGATTACTTGTGCCATAAAATTTTCCTTTTGGAAGGTTTTTGATAACCAATGTTATGCCAGGCTTACCTGTGTCATCCAGGTTATCGACACTTGAGGCATAAACTTTACTACTTTTTCTGTCTGTAATTGCTTACACCTAACAGTTTGATTAAAAAGCCTTTCTATGTGAACGCAGTGTCTGCTAGTGTTTTGAGCGATATCGTCTATAGCTGGATGTAACATAGGCCTTATCGTGAGCGCGCTACACTATATATGTTAATGCGTTGAATTTTTTCTCTTTTTAATTAGATGCTGTCTTTTTCGTATACCCTTCCGGTTTATTTATGCCATACGCCTGTATTACGAAAATGTTATATCCATCCTGTTGTAATTTTTATTTTAATTCATTCGTTTTTTATGCGGCTTGCCGGAAAATATCTGTATAAGGTAGATACGCCAATACCAAAAATAATAGCTAGTTGCTGCCGAGGATGGCCTTTCTCTAATAGCCGACTAATCTGTTCCTGTTCATGTTTGTTGATCGCCCGAGGGCGCCCTCCCAGTCGTCCTTGCGCTCTGGCGGCAGCCAGTCCGGCAAGGGTTCGCTCGACGATTAATTCTCGCTCCATCTCGGCCAGTGCTGACATTACATGAAAAAAGAATCGCCCCATCGCGCTACTGGTATCAATACTATCGGTTAAAGAATGGAAGTGAGCTCCACGTTCATGTAATTCTGATATTAACGCCACCAGATTTTTCACGCTACGGCCCAGTCTGTCTAATTTCCAGACGACAAGAGTATCGCCTTTATTTACATACTTTAACGCCCGTTTCAGGCCGGGGCGGTTTGCAATCTTGCCACTGATACGGTCTTCAAAAATGCGGTCACAATTTGCACTAGTAAGCGCATTACGCTGTAAATCGATATTTTGGTCAATTGTTGACACCCGAATATACCCAATAGTAGCCAT